GAGTAGATATTTTACCTGTTGCTGACCCAAATATTATGTCAATGGCACAAAGAGTGACGTTAGCACAGACACAATTACAAATTGCACAGTCAAATCCACAACTTCACAACATTCACGAAGCTTACAGACGTGTTTATGAGGCGTTAGGTACAAAACAAATTGAAGGATTACTTAAACCTGCACCAAAACAACCAGAACCAATGGATCCTGCTAAAGAAAATGCACGTGCATTACAAATGCAACTACTAACAGCGTTTGAATTTCAAGATCATGACGCACATATTGCTGCTCACTCTGCTTTTATGGCATCACGTATGGTTCAAATCAATCCGCAGGTGTATGCATTGATGCAATCACACATATCAGATCACATTTCATTCAAAGCTAAGGCACAAGCTAAGGCAATGATGGCAGAAGACCCGCAAATGCAGATGATGATGCAACAAGATCCAGAACAATTTGATATAATGTTCCAAGCAGAGGTAGCAAAGATTGCTGCACAGATCACACAAGAGCTTGTACAAACAGAAATGCAACAGAATGCAGCTAAACAAGATCCATTAGTTAGAATTAAACAACAAGAAATAGATTTAAGAGCGATGGATCTGCAGAGAAAAGCAGAAGAGACACAATTTAAACAAGAACAAGAGAATCAAAGAGCAGCTGACAGATTAGGTTTTGATTATGATAGACTTGTGACGCAAGATCAACAGTCAGATGAGAGATTACAAATAGCGAGGCAGAAACTTGAGAAGAAATAATGAGAAAGGACTAAGCGGTGGCGTAAGAAAGGGACCACCTCCAGAAAAAGGCTTTAATCCACAAGGTCTGAAAGAAGGAGGATGCCCACATCGAGAACCAGGAGCTAAATCTGACATTAAAGGAATTAAAGACATACAAATTACAGGTAAAAAATTCATCGGTCTACGATAACCTCTCTGAAGAAGGTAAAATAATTTTTTTAGCAGGGATTTTTGATGGTGAAGGCAGTTTTGGTGTTTGGGGCAAAGGAAAAAACAGAAAATCATTTCAATGTTCTATTGAAATGTGTGATAAAGACATTTTAGATAGATTTCATTCATTTTTTGGTGGTTCAATTCTACAAGTTAGAATTAGAAAAAGACATTGGAAGCAAACTTGGAAGTGGAAGCTGTCAGGTAAGAGGGCTTTCGCTTGTGTCGGAAAAATGATAGAATATATGTGTCAAAGGAGGCAAGACAAGTACAATGTGGTTAAGTGCAATCAAATTAGCGGTTAGTGCAGGAAGTAAAATATACGCTAACAAGCAGAAGACTAAGATGGCAATGTCAGAAGCACAACTGATGCATGCTACAAAGATGGCCCAAGGTCAAGAGGCTTACCAAGGAAAACTTTTGGAGGCCCGTCAGTCGGACTGGAAGGACGAGGCGGTATTGATAATTTTAAGTTTGCCCGTGTTGGTGCTTGCTTGGGCGGTGATATCGGATGATCCCACTGCTATGGACAAAGTAAAATTGTTCTTCGAGATGTTCTCGCAGCTCCCTTCATGGTTCACAAATTTGTGGATCCTTGTCGTTGCGAGTATATATGGTATAAAGGGAACACAAATATTCCGTAACGGAGGAGGAAAAAAATAATGGCTGGATTAGTAGGCGTAGCTTTAAGAGGATTTGGTAAAGCTTTAGGTAAAATTAAAAGCAAAAAAAATTTATCCTTAGATGAAAAATTAGGAATGCAAGATAAAGGATTAATAAATAAAAAAACTGGCAGACTTCACCCAGCTCACGAAGATGTTTTTAAGAATTTAAAATCTAAAGATATTAAGAAAATGACAAAAACAGGAAGAAATCCTGAGTTAGAACCTGGTAAAGGATCTTCGGAAACAAAATTAGAAGCAAAATATATTAGAGGTAGAAAATTTAAATAGGACAAATAAAATGAAAAAAATTTGGAATTGGATAAAAAAAATTTTTAAACCAACAAGAATAGAACCAACTGTAACACCCGCTGAGTCTAAGGTAGACTTAACAGGTCTTACGAAAGGTGATATAAAGAAACTTAAAGCACAAGGAAAACTATGACAAAACTATGTCCAAGAGGTAAAGCAGCAGCGAAGCGAAAATTTGCCGTGTACCCGTCTGCATACGCGAATGCCTACGCCAGCAAGATTTGTGCAGGTAAAATAAAAGATCCATCAGGTAAGAAAAGAAAAGATTTTAAAGGACCTAAACCAGCAGGTAAAGTTGTTGGTGGAGTAATATCTACAGTTGGAAAAGCTTTAGGAAAAAAAGGTATTAAATATTTAAAATCACCCGAGGGTAGAAAAAAAACAAAAGAAATAATGGATAGTCCATTGCCAAAAAAAATGAAAGAAACATTAGGAAAATTAAAAAAAGCAGGTTTTAACAAAGGTGGTGGTGCAGATACTGGTAGAAGAGGAGAATTTAACAGTAAACTTGGTGTTGCAATAAATAAAATAAAAAGAAATAGACCGACAAGACCAGATATAAAAAAAATAAAACAAAAATTTCAATCTGAAAAAGATTTACCAAGGTCAATGAAAATTGATACAACTACAAGTGCATATGGAGATGCAGGAAAAGGAAGACCTGTACCCAAATATAAATCTGGTGGTATAAATAAAGATATAATTGAAAAAGCAAAAGAATTTAGAAAAAAATCAAAACAAAAAAAACAAAAAAAAGGTTTTGAACTTAAATATCCTGGTCCTGCAAGACCTGGAAATCCAGTAGTTGTTTATGAAGTAAAAAAAGGTGGTTTAACATCTGAACTTAATAATCCTGCAAAAGGATACACAAAAGGTGGCATGGCCGACTATTATAAAGATTTAATGTAATGTACAAAAAAGGATCATGTTGGGACGGCTACGTTCAAGCTGGCATGAAGAAAAAAGGCAATCGATTAGTTCCAAATTGTGTTCCAGCAAGTTCAAAAAAAATGGCCGAAGGTGGTCTTACAAAATGGTTTAAACAAAAATGGGTAGATATTGGATCAAAAAAGAAGGGTGGAGGATTTAGAGAATGTGGAAGAAAATCTGCAAGTGGCTCAAAAAGAAAATACCCCAAATGCGTGCCTGCTGCAAAAGCCGCTCGTATGACAGAATCGCAAAGGCGTTCTGCTGTTGCAAGAAAGAGAAGTAAAGCACAAGGTGTAGGCGGTAAACCAACAAATGTTAAAACATTTGCAAAATCAGCTTAGATAGATATATTCACTTTGTGGATATTTATACTGTTTCAGTAATTCAAAAAGTTATCAAACGTGCATTAGAAAGATGTAAGAACCACGCTATATATGGTGTTGACACTCTTGAGCAACTACAATATGTTAGGGGGCAAATCAAATCCTACGAGGGTTTGCAACAGGAAATAAAAGACCTGCTGTCTAAAACGGAGATAAACGATGAACAAGTCCACGGAGACACCGAAACGGACTGAAGCACTCTTAGACGCTTACAAAGCTGAAGAAGAAGTCAAAACAGTCCTAGATCCAAAAGCGATCAAACAATCAACATTAGATAGTTTACCAACACCAACAGGTTACAGGTTACTAGTATTACCATATGCTGGTCCTAAGAAAACCAAAGGCGGAGTATGGCTATCTGATACAACACAAGAAACAATACAGATGACTACAGTATGTGGTCTTGTATTAAAAATGGGAGATCTTTGTTATCAAGACAAAGATAAATTTCCAAAAGGGCCTTGGTGTAAACTAAACAATTGGATAATTTTTAGTAGATACGCTGGCTCAAGATTCAAAATAGACGGAGGAGAAGTAAGAATACTCAATGATGATGAAGTCATTGCTAACATCACTGACCCTAACGATATTTTGCACCATTATTAAGGAGGACTAAATGGCTGAAGAAAATAAAAACCAACAGGTCGAATTAGATACTGATGGAGTAAATGAAGAAAACGTAAATATACCTGAAGCAAATGAACCAGATGAATCTTTTGCACCTAAAGAAAATGTAGATTTAGGATACACGGATGTAAGCGATAATGTAACAGGTGAAAAAACTGCAAAAGAACTTTTGCAGGAAACTAAGGAAGAAAAAAAAGAAGAACCTAAAGTAGAAGTTGAAACCAAAGAACCTGAAAAAGATGAAGAAGGTTTGGTTGAATATTCTGATAAAGTTCAAAAAAGAATAAAAAAATTAACTTTTCAAGTAAGAGAAGCAGAGAGAAGAGAAAAAGCTGCTGTTGAATATGCGAAAGGTCTTAAGACAAAGTATGAAACTGCTGAACAAAAGTATGAGGAAGTTGATACCAATTATCTTAAGGAATACGATGCAAGAATAGACGCAGAAAGAGATAAGGCAAAAGCTGCGTTAAAAACGGCATTTGATTCTCAGGATCCTGAACAAATTACTGAAGCTCAGGATAAGCTAACAAAATTAGCTGTTGAGAAGGAAAAAGTTTCTATGACTCTTTCAGAAAAAGAGGCAAAGAAAAAGGAAGCTGAGTCAAAACCTCAAGAAGCACCACAAGAACAACCGCCAATAAGTCAGAGAGCTCAAGATTGGGCATCTGATAATGAATGGTTTGGTAGTGATCGTGTAATGACTTCTGCTGCTATGGGAATACATGACGAATTAATAGAGCAGGGAATTGACGCAGAAACCAATGAATACTATAATCAAATCAACAAACGTATGAAGGAATATTTCCCTCAGAAATTTGCCGATACGACAGAAGAAAAACCTGTTGCTACGAGGGAACCCGTCCAAAATGTAGCTTCAGTCAGTCGTAGAGCCGGAGGACGCAAATCTGTGAAACTCACCAAATCACAGGTAGTTATCGCTAAGAAATTAGGGGTGCCACTAGAGGAATACGCTAAATACGTGAAGGAAGGAGCATAAAATGGAAAAAATAAAAACTTCACGCGAGTCTGATACTAGAACTAAACAAGCTAGAAAAAAAGATTGGACTCCACCATCCAGTTTGGATGCGCCAGCTGCACCGCAGGGGTACTGTCATAGATGGATACGAACTGCAACCGCAGGTTTTGAAGATACAGGTAATGTATCAAAGAAACTTAGAGAAGGCTGGGAATTCGTAAAAGCCGATACCATTATAAGTGAGATTGGCCAAAACGATTATCCAGTTATTCACGAAGGAAAACATGCTGGGCTCATTGGAATAGGTGGCCTTGTGTTGGCAAGGATACCAGAAGAGATTCTGAAACAACGCGCTGAGTATTTTAGAAAAATTACTCAAGATAGAACAGACGCGATTGATAGGGATCTTATGAAGGAGCAACACCCGGATATGCCGATCAATATTGATCGTCAGTCCAGAGTGACCTTTGGTGGTAGTCGTAAAAAATAATTTTTTTGCAATAACTACCTGGTCTTAAATTAACGCTTATAAGGAGTAACAACAAATGGCAAACGTAGTAGAAAAGTTCGGTCTTAGACCGTACAGAAAACTAGACGGTACACCATTAGTAGGAGCACAAAACAGATATACAATATCTGCTAATAACACTACTGCAATATTCCAAGGTGACTTAGTTATCGCTGAAACTGATGGTGATATCACAAGACACGTTGCGAATAACAGTACAGCTGTTATTGGTGTGTTCAACGGATGTTTCTACACAGATCCTACAACTCAAAAGCCGACATTTAAGAACTTCTACCCTGGAAATATTAACGCAAGTGATATAACTGCATTTGTCGTTGATGACCCAGACGCAGTATTCTTAATGGGAGCAGACGAGGCGTTCACAAGAGCGGATCTGTTTCAGAATTATTCTGTAACTAATGCAACCGGGAGTACAGTAACAGGTATCTCAAGCACTGAGTTAGATGTCTCTGTATCAGGAACGAATGCGTCTTTTGTAATTCAAGCAATTGACATATCTCAAGATCCTGACAACAGTGATACTGGTTCAGCAAACGCGAACATACTTGTTAGAATCAACAAACACTTCTATCGAAGTGGAACAGGTATATAGGAGTATAACAACATGGCAATATCACGTTCACAACTAGTTAAAGAACTAGAGCCAGGTTTGAATGCACTATTCGGCCTGGAGTATAACCGTTATGAAAATCAACATGCGGAGATATACAACACTGAAACATCTGACAGAGCTTTTGAAGAAGAAGTAATGTTAACAGGTTTCGGCTCTGCACCAACTAAACAAGAAGGTGCTGGAGTTGTGTTTGATCAAGCAACTGAGTCATTCACTGCTAGATATACACACGAAACTATCGCGTTAGCATTCTCAATCACTGAGGAAGCAATCGAAGATAATCTATATGATAGACTTGCAGCGAGATACA